ACTAACTCCAAAGCAATGGACGGCTTGTCCGGCATTCTTCACCATAACCTCTGCTTTAACCTTTTCTTTGTTACAGTGCGCCTCTGTTCCGTACACACCAAGCTGATAGTATTGAAATTGCCCGTCTATAAAACTCAGCCACACAAGTATCCACATCACCAGCGGCCTCTAGCTTTACCAACAATCCAAATCGCCGCTGCTAAGATGGCTCCGCCGACTAGAAAAGCAACAATGCCAACCGTCCAATTTATCAAGTTGTCTATAAATTCTTGTTTGCGATACGCAGCTTCTTTGCGAATACGCCGCTGTTCTGCTTCTATTCTGAGGACTTCGTCCCACGCTGAAGGGCCATAGATAAAACTGATGTGGTCCTTCATTTCTTTCCGCATCTGTTCCATCTTGCGCTTCTGATTCCAAATCAAAATCGCGGCTTCTTCATCAGAACCCTTGAACGTCTTCTCCCACCAAGGCGGGTTTTTCTGACGCTCTTCTAATCTGTTGAAATCACTAAACGCTTGACCCCACGTTGCTATCGTGTTGCCCATCTCTTGGATATCTTTACCCGTGGATATAGCTGCTTTCAGCGTTTTAAACGCGCCTGACGCTAATGCAACGCAGCTAATCGGGTCCATTAGAAAATACCCGAAAACCTTTGAGGCCGTGCAATAGGACTGAAGTCTTTAATAACTCCGCCCTCATACATATTCTGCTTTTTGCGACCTGCTTGGTTTAATGCAATGGCTACAGCCTGGTCTTGCTTGTAGCCTTCGCTTCTCAGCTTACTGATGTTGTCACTAACAGTCTGATTAGACTTACCTTTCTTTAACGGCATTACCTCATCCTCTGACGTTGTACATCAATCCGTTCGCGGTTAACCGCGTTACGTTCGTCCGCAATCTCCTCTTGCGTCTCAAGCCGCGCTGCGTCCGTAGCCGCGCGTTGTTGTAGTTTCGCCGCTTCCAACGCCAGTTTGTTCTGGTCGCTCTGAGCATCCATTTGCATTTCTTGCTGCTTGAGTCCCAACTCTTGCATACGAATTTGCACAAGCGGATCTGCCGCTGGGTCTTGCGGAGGTGGAGTTAGCATCTGCGCAACCTGTTGTACGATTGTCTGCTCGATCTGAGCGACAACTCGTGCCAACGCCGCTGGGTCTTGCATCTGCATTTGAAGCTGTTGCATCTGCATCTCGCCTTCTTGCAAGCTCATGCCGCCAGACTGAACAAGCAACTGTACTTGCTGCATCTGTTGCTGAACTTGCTGCATCGCCTGCTCCTGTGCCAATAGTGAGATATGCTCCTGTAGGTGTCCGTACATCGCACCTTGTACTGCTGGAGCCGCCATAACCATTGGAGTCTGCATAAACGCAACGTGTGCCATGATATGCGCGTTGTGATCTTGACCAGGGAATGCTTGTAATCCCTTGCCTTTGATAACCTCGGCATGTTCTTGCGCAGGGTCTGTTGGCTGCGGTTGGGGCAATGGTGGCAGTATCTCGTCAATGTTCTGCACTTCTAGTGCCTGATACATACGACGGTATGCAGCGTGTAGGTTGTGCATCTGAGGATTAGACTGAGCAAGCTGTAGCTGGCTTTGTGCTAAAGATACACGTTGGGCCATCGAGAAGATGTTTGGGTCACTGACGGGCAGGATATCGACCCGTCCGTCGAAGTCTGTGACTTTGATCGAAGACTCTGCGTTGGCTACAGGATATGGATAGGCCGGAGGTAGATTCTCTGCAATAATCCGTGCCAGAATGCGGAACTCGTTTTTCTGAGCGTAGTGCAGCCGTTTGTGAATAGCCGACATAACTTTCATGCCGCGCTCTAACATCGCCACAGTGGTGCCTACAGGCATCTCCTGGTTCATGTTGCTAACTTGGTTGTCAGCTACTGACACAAAGCGTCTACCGCCCTCTACAAGCGCACCCAGTAGCTGTGCCAGCGTACCAGATGGTTCTTTGTATGGCAGCGGGATGATCGAGTCCCGTATGTTGCCGCCAGGTGCATCAATGTCCCGCCACTCCCCAGGCTGCAATGGCTCGTCATCATTACGAACCCGCACCCCTCTGGCCTTGAATCCTGCTGGGAGATTGGCAAGTGTACCTGCGTCGATCAACTGTCGAAGGATACTCGTTGCCGCACGACCAAGGCCACCAATCATGTGGATCAGGCCGAACCCATAGAAGCCCAGACCTGGCATAAACTTGTAGTGTACGAAATATTGTTGCTTCTTAGCTAACCCCGTGCCCTCTTCAAAGTTACGGCGGATACCAAGAACCTGTCCTGAACCCTCATCAATCGTAACGATGTACGGCAGTGCAATACCTGTAGGCTCCCCATCAGGAGCCATGTCTTCGAAACCTTCTAGGTCCAAATCGACATGCATCTCAAGGATCGTATAGATTTCGTCAGTGTACGTGCGTGACGTACCCTGTAGTTCGTCCACCTTCTGACGTACCTCGTCCTCATCCTCGTCATACTTGCTTAACTCTACGTCTCTGTAGAATCCTGCGATCTGCATCTTGCGAACTTCATTCGCATCCATGCGTAGGACATGCGTAACACGAGACGCAGTCGCCAAGTCCGATGCAGCATAAGGTACAACCAAATCCTGCGCTGGAATGAACTTAGATACGGCCCGTTGTTTCGCTTCGTCAAAGTATACCTTCTTAAACGTAGAACCAGACAGCGGTAAGTAGAACAGCAACTGATCCATATCAGGATCGAACTCTTCCATCACTTCCATGATCTGGTAGTTCATAAAGTCCTTAACACGCGCAGCTTGATCTTCACGCGCCTGATCCTGCAAACCCAAGACCTGCGTCTTAACTGGTCCACCAGACGGCAGTAGTTCTTTGTACGCCTGCGCTTGGAACTGTGTAACGCTCTCCGCAATCAGCGGGTGCGTGACGCCACTAGCTCCTTCAAACGGGACAGTACGCTCTTCATACTTGACACCAAGCTGGTCCAAGCCTTTTGTATAAGTCTCTTCCCACTCAGAACGAGACTCCATATCTTCTTCGAAAGACGCTCGAAGGTCTGACGAGATTTCTCCAAGATAGCCATCATCCAAATACTCCGCTAAGTTTGCGCCATGTGGTATCTGCTCTTCTACCTGACCAACCAACATTTCTTGGATGGCCTCGATGATCGCACCACCTTCGCCGTCTGGTGTTACCTCGGCCCCGTTAGGAAACATCTCAATCTGCTCCTCAACAGGAACCTCGACTGACGCCTCAGTCGGCATCATGTCTTCAGGGCTAATCCCAGAATCTACAATCGGTGGCAGTGCCATCAGTAATACTCCCGCTTACGACGATAATACTCATCGTGATCCTCGTTCTCGCCTTGCAAGGAAATGAACCCTCCCTGCCGAAAACGCATAAGTGCTAACGTCATACTATCACAAAAGTCATCATGATCGCCATTAGGAAATGAAACTACTTCCTCGATCACTTCGTCAGCAAATTTCTTGTCTCTTGGTGCCCATACTACACCAGCTTCGAATAATGGCGCAACCATGTGCATTCTGGTTACTTTATCCTTGCCTTTACCAGGCGAGAAGCCAAGTGCCGGAATACCGCGAAGCCGCAACTCGTCAATGAGCGGTGTACCCGTCGCTTTCGCTTCGACCACAACCATGTCTGGCTCCCAGTATTCGTGTTCTTCATACGCAACCTCTTTGAGTTCAGGAAAGTTCCATCGCCCACGCCGCGCGTCCATCAAGATCAGGTGATCTGACCCACCTTCCTCCGGCTCGAACACGCCCCATGTCGTAATCGCGCTGTAGTCCGCCGATTCTTTCTTAGAAAACGCCGTATCGTAGGCTTGAATGATGTATTTTACGGGCGGAATCTCTTCCTTCTCCCATTCTCGCCACCATTCGCGCTTAATTATCGCAGAATCCGAGCTTGTCGGCGTCTGCTGCCACTGCGCATTCCATTTTTGCACAGGCAACGACGCTTTAATCGACAACAGCGCGTCTTTTTCCCAGAACTCAGGCCACAAAGGCTTGTCTGACGGCAGAATCGCGGGAAATTCTACCACTTCCCACTGATCTGCCATGATATCGCTGCCCTGCGCAGCCAATAAACGCCCTGTCAGGTCCTTTTTACCCCACCGAGTCATAACAATTATGATCGCACCGCCAGGTTGAAGACGCTGACGAGGGCCAGAGGTGTACCATTCGTACGCATGGTCAAATGCAGTCTCGCTCAGAGCGTCTTGTTCCGAGTGAGGGTCATCAATAACGAACAAATCCGCACCACGACCAGTCACCGCAGCACCAACACCCGCCGCAAAGTACTCGCCACCCACGCTCGTTTGCCATTTTCCTGCGCCTTTGTTGTCTTCTTTTAGATTGGTATCAGGAAAGATGTCTTTATATTGTGGATCGTCTATAAGGTCACGAACCTTCCGACCAAAACGCACCGCAAGTTCCGTATTGTGCGTAGCCTGAATGATCTTGAGCTTCGGATTGCGGCCCAAAAACCACGCTGGCATCAGATACGACGCAAATTCTGACTTAGAATGACGCGGTGGCATGTTGATAATCAGACGTTTCAACTCGCCCCGCGCTACCCTTTCCAGCTTTTCCGCAATAATCCGGTGGTGTCGCCCCTCAATAAAGTTCTCATACACATGGTGCGCGAAGGGCATGAAATATTCTTGCGCTTTTTCGCGTGTATCCAAGCGTTTCTTGGCCTCAGTTAAGGCCAAGATCTCTTTTAGAGCTTCTTCTGGGAGTGCTTGTAGGTTCATGCGCTACGTGTCGTTGGTCTCACTCGTTGAGTCCGTGTCGTCGTGATCCGTCGTTGACCTGGACCTCGCTCCCCTGGTCTCGTTACGATGCCAGTATATGCTTGGACCCCACGACCCGCGCGTTGACGTTGCGCCGTAACAGTCTTCTGGCACATCGGACCATTCGCCGTCTCGATCATTGTGTACCCTTCAGGACATTCAGTAACCGTATTACCATCCTCATCAGTAGTCACGATTGGCGGAACGATGACATCGAGGCCGTCATCATCATCTGTGGTAGTCGTGGTCGTTGTTGTGTCGTCATCCACTTCCACCTCGACCTCGTCATCATCTTCCTCTGGAACATCTACGGTAGTTAAAACATCCGTGGTGGTGTCTGTTGCCGTATCTGTGCCTACATCTGTCTTTGTAGTAGAATCTGTCCCTGCGGTAGTGTCCGCACCTGTAGCAGCATCTTCACCTGTGGTAGTGTCTTCTGAAGAATCAGAATCCAACAAATTCAACTGTTGGCTATCACCTTCTTCAAGCAACAAATCTAACTGCTGTTCACTATCTAGTCCGCTATCGGTTTTGATATCCAACCCAGTATTTGCACCAAGAGCCGTTTCAATCCCTGTTGCAGGCTTCGCAGTAACGCTATCTTGACCCGCCTTCTTCGCGTTTTCAGCCATGATTTCGATGCGCGTCTTGCCCTCGTTTGAGACAAACGGGCGATTTAATGCGTTGTCCATTATCTCAGCCGCTTTTTCTGGAGCATTAACGTCGGTCATTCTTGCGTTAATTTCTTCAACTAACTCTTCAGAAAGCCCTCCGGTTTCCAAAACAGATTGATCGGCTAACGCTTGCAACATTTGATAGTCTTCATTCATCTTCCTATCAATCGCGCGATCCGCAGCTTCTTGAGCCTCGTTTAGTGTTAATCCTGTTTCTTCCGCAATGTCCTTGATCTTATCGGGCTTGATCATCCGGCGTTCTTCTAGTTGCGTCATCATCAACTCTTCCGCCGCAGTCAGTCTATCCGCCGCTGCCGTATCACCTACACCGCGAACCCCTGCTTCCGCCATGGTTTTCGCCGCTTCTTCATACGCAGTCTGAACTCCCGCTGGAACTTGAGCAATCTGTCCCGTTGTCTCCGCCGGAGGAACATATGTTTTCGAATCAACTGTAGGTGCTACATTTGGCCCTGATGGCTGTGCTAGACCCGCGATCCCCTGACCTACAGCAGTAGGCGTAGAAATCGTAGCATCCCCAGCCAAACCAAGAAGTAAGTTTGTTCCTACATCCTGGCCTCTGGCAACATCCGCACCTGCCGATCTAGCAGCGATATTTGTTAAACCTTTTTCTGTACCCTCAGTAATACCTCCAATAACAGGAGACGTAACCGCTCTAGCAAACGGATTTCCGAACCCTGGCGAAACTGTAGTCAATGCTTTCGCACCCAAGTAATCGCCTAAAGCACCTGTCGGTCCCGCTGTGACCAACGCCCGTTGTCCTGCTTTGTCTTTCAACGCGGCTAAAGCTGCTTGCTCATCGCCATAGACTGAAACCATTTGTTCAAACTGAGGTGTCTGCTGCAACTTTCCACTTGCGAAGTCCGCGTCAATCATCTGCTCTGCGTCTTCAAAACCCGACTCACCCGCCGCCAGTCCAGAAGCACCCATAACCACCGCACCACCTACTCTTGCAGGTAAATACACCGTAGCTAGCGCATCAGTCAAAAGGTCCACCGATTCTTGCGCACCAGTCATACCTGTCGCCAATAAGTCTGTACCATAAGGCCGACCTAAACGGTCCTTCGCTCTTCCGTTGATAATATCATCAATCGTAGTTCCTGCGGCAGGAAGCGCATCTTGTTGACGTTTTTGCATTTCAGGAGAAATCTTTGCAGCCTGTGAGGCTTGTACGTCACCTAAGTACTCTTTCAATGGAGCAACAAACTCAGAACCCGCTGTTACCTGTGAACGAGGGATCAAGTCTGTATCGTAATATGTATCCCGTGCCGTAATAGCCGCATTTGCTAAACGAGGATCGATCTGACCTGCATCATAACCCATCAACTGTTCAATAGGATCGACGGTGTATCCATACTGTGAGTAAGGTGCATACGGATCAAATGCCTGCTCAAAAACCTTTGCAAGAACCGCAGGGCTATTTATCACAGCTTCAGCGGCTTCATCAAAAACTGTGCCTGCTCCACCAACAGTCTGTTTCGCTTCTTCTGCTGCACCAGACGTAATGTTTCGATACAAGTCACTAGCGACATCGGCACCTGTATACCCCGCCGCCGCGTCTTGCATAGCATAGGCAGGAGACACTGACGCACCTGCTCCACCATAAAACGAATCATCAACTTGACCCGTGGTGTTCGGACCACTGCCGTCTAACCCTGTTAAGTAGTCCGCACTAGACTGCAATACATCCTGACCAGACTCATAACCCAAGCGTGGGTTTGTTCTAGCAATACCGTCTTCTTCTTGAACTAAACCAATGCCCGTGCCCGTAGGTGACACGATCTGATCACCGCGTGGATCAATACCACCACGAATAACCTTTATAGCCTCTTCCGCAGTATATATCGGATTTCCCGCCGCATCAGTACCAATCGGACCACTGAAGTCGTAACCCTCTTCAGTCCCTGGTCCGGTAGGCAAGGCTGTATCAATCTCTGGTGCCATGATCGCAGCAACTTCCATGTCCGTCAGAGGCTGTCCCGCACCCAAACCTAGCAGCGCACTCGCTTCGTCCGCGCCAATAGCACCAGCCATAGACTGATCAGCAATCTCCTGCAAAGACTCAGCATACGTATTGGCCTGCGGTACATAAGTAAACTCCGCCTGACCAATGCCCGTACCAGTAGGCGACACAATCTGATCGCCCCTCGGATCGTCCGCATCCGGACCAAACTGCCCGAAATCAAAGTCCGTGCCCAAGCTGTCCAAGTATTCCTGCGCCGATTCCGACACTACTGGCTGCTCGAACAAACTCTCCTCGGTCCCGCGTACTATATCGTTTGCCGTCGCAGCTTGCTGCGCCATGGTCTGATCCGCTTCCGCAGCCGCCGTCTGATCCGTGTACGCATTCCCAAACGCATCGAAGTACTGAACCGGAGCCGTAGATGCAGGGGCCGTGATTTCAGGTGCAAGGTCCGTGGTGAAAAGTCCGCCGTCATAGGTAAACGTATCTTGACCCGCCGCACGAGCCTCCGCAAACGCTTCACCAAAACTCTGCTCTTCCTCCATAGCCTGCGCTGCTGGGGCATCGTCCCCATACACAATGCTAGGCTCGTAGTTGTCTACTCCTGCTTGCTCCGCGAAACTGCTGCTTG